CATGTTCTGGTACTAGATGTTCGATTTGTCCCATTGCACCCAAGAACGCATTGATACGTTCAATGGTTTTTGGATTCGCAACGTCATTATGAAAATCGTGTCCATCAGCTGCACGTTCTTCGGCAATATGATTTTTAAAGTTCTTCATCTTTTACGTCCTCATCAGCAATCCATTCAGAAGAAAGAGAAACCTCTTCTTCCTTTTTTGCCTTTTTAGATTTTTTATTAGGATTTACCTCAAGGATTTCAGAAATCATCTCATCAGAAGTTTCTTCTTTCACCTTCATAGGCATTCCATTTGCACCTAGTCGTTCACTCATAGTAATCTCCTTATGCTATTGTAACAGAATGAGAACTAAGAATGTTCCATTTGTTACCAGTAAAGATTAGAGTTGCGGTGTCACCTACATCAGCGAATGTAATAGTTGAAAAACCATTTGCATTTGCTGGGGTTACAACAGAATTACCACCATCAGCAATCATTGTGAGGATTTTAATTTGTCCGTTAGTTCCATTCGCAAGTGCGCCTGCATGTGCTGCTCCAGCAGTTGCAGTATCAATATGCGAAATAGAAGAAGTTACGTTAACCGCTTCTGTAGTTGTATCAACAACTTGTACTGTATCATCTAATGCGATGAAAGTAGGTACGTTGTTAAAAAAGTTTGCAACACTAATTTTTTTGTTTACAGGGTTGCCACTTGGGTCATCAATCACATGAAGTAAATCTTCAGATGCGATACCAGAACCTAAGTCCGTAAGTGCAGTAATTTTTTTATCTGCCATTTTCTTTCTCCTTAGTTAATTTAATCCCTCAACTCAGTGCAGTATTTACTGCCGCACTATCGTCTTGCGAGGGTACTGTTTTGTCGGGACTCGACTCACCTAATAGGTTTAGAAACACATCACACTGTTGAATCGCACCAGATAGTGCATTCCCCTGTGCTTGTAACTGCACCTTCATCTTATCCATATTTTGCAATTGACTTGTCACTTTGTCCAAGTCAGATTGCAAATCTACTTTTTTCTGTTCAATTTCACTAACACTTAGTGTCTTATCATCTTTTGCCATTATATACTCCGTTGTTTATACTACTTATGCAACCGCTGTAAGTGTGGCTGTACCAGCAGGAACTGCAACACCAGAGTTAACTGTTGTACCAGTATCTTTGATTGTTCCACCAGCAAGTGCAATGTTTTGTGAAGCAACTGACAATACGTCATCTGCTGAAACAGTTGAACCGCCTGCACCGATTGTACATCTAAACACAAGTTTGTTAGTTCCAGAACCAGACTGATATGTTGCAGTCTTAGTTGCAGCTGAACCACCACCTGCTTGTGAGTTAGTAATAGTAATTGTTGGTGAACCTGTAACAGTTACCTTCTCATTGAAAGTAAGTCTTACATCAACATTACCACCAGCACTTACGTCAAACGCTGTTGAAACGAATGCTGCTGTGTTAATATCTGCACCGCCAACTGCTGTTGACAATCCACCGATTGAACAAATAACTTCTTCAAGTCCTTTGCCGTTAAGTTTTACCCAACCTCTATCGGTTGCGAAAACGTCTGCTTTTTCTGCTGATGTCATCCACTTTGGTTTGGCTTCATCTGCATCTGTATTTCCCCATAGGGCCATGATAGTTCTCCTAGTTTAAAGTTTACTTATCTATTTATCTAAATCCATTTCTCTTAAGCTGAGAAATAGTGTTTGTTGGGGATGTATGATGTATCCCAATGCCCCCAGCAGACTCCCATTCCTTGATATTTTTGAGATAATCATCAATCAAGATATTAGGTTTACCGTCTATAGTGGCATACTTCTGTTTATCTGCACGTTGTACAAGATGAATTTTACCAGTAGGTTTTGCATTCTTGGATAACCAAGACTTCTTTCCCTTCCGACTATTTCCATCTCTATTTGAGTATGCAGATAAAATATTCGCATTATATTTGTTTATCAATTTCCACATCCTTTGAGCGCCAGGCATCCAAGGTAAGGTGTGCCAGAAGTCTTTCTTACCTGTGATTGCTTCCCATCGCTCGTCTTTGGGTGTTTTCTCAAATTGTTTACCAGTGAGTTGTTCATACCCACCAATGAAATCGCAAAGAACCATATCCATGTCACAGTAAATCTGTGGAAGTTCTTCTTCATTAATCTTCGTGACTTCCACGATACTTTTCATGTTACTTGTCCTTAGATTCCTTCGGGTTAACTTCAACCCCTGCCATTGGTTTACCTGTCATTGCAGTTTTGGATTCCTTCTTTTTAGGCTCTTCCTCTTCTTCTTTGACTTTTGCTTCTTTGGCTTTTGCAGAATCTTCCCACATGGATGCAATGTGCTTTGCAGCTTTCATTGCAAGTGTTTCTTCTTTGACTTCTTTCTTTTCTTTATCCATTGATTTGGAAATTGCTTTACGTTTCTTATGTAGAAACTTATCTGAAGAATCAACGTCACCATCATTGTCGATATCTTTGTCTTTTCTATCATCGAATTTCTTCTTGACTGCTTTAGGTTGAACTGCGTCCAAACCTTCACCATCGTCAGACTTATCGTTCTTGTTGGTTTCTTTAATTTTTGCTTCTTCTGTTTCTACATCATATTCTTTACCACCGACAGTAAAGGTTTTATCACCTTTTTCTTTTGCGGCGTTCAGTGCTGCTCCAAAAGCATTACCTTCTTCTTTTGGTTTCTCACCTTTTTCTTTTTTAGATATTGCGATAGCAGCTTGTTGCGCTGGAGACATTGCCTCAAGCACAGCACTCTCAATACTACCTTTTTTAGTTTCAAGATACTTGGACATTTACTTCTCCTGTGCGTTTAGTTGGTTTATAGTTTCTTGTGCTTTTGCGATTTGCAATTGCAATTGTGCGATACGAGTTTTCTTCTTATCTTCTCGACCTTGGTCGACAGCTTTAGCGCCATCAGACTTCTGTGGTTCTTCCTCTTCAGAAATAACCGATTCTTTTACTTCAGTCTCATCCATCAATGCTTGGATTGTTTTAACATCAAGTTTCATCTTTTTAGCAATCTCTTTTGCAGACATTCCTTTTTCAATGTAACCATGTAAATCCTTCATACGTCCTTCATCAAGTTCTTCTTTGATGTCATCAATAGATGCACCCATATCACCGATAGCAAATGTTACTTTACCATCTCTTTTGTATAGGAACTTCTTAACTGATTTTTCATTACCTTTAGTAACAAGAGTAACCTTTTCTACTTTACCTTTGTTTACTGTATTCTTTGACTTAACAATATAATCAACAAAGTCTTTACCTTTACTGATTGTAGAACTAGTCTTGAGTTTAATGGTTTGTCCCTTCTTTAGTTTGTCGAATATCTTATTCAACTTAGGGTCATCCATCTTCATCTCATCAATTTCAAATTCTTCTTTCTTCATCCAATAAGATGCTTGTAAGTCAGTGGAGTCATTCGGGCAATCACAGTTAGGGTCTGCATTACCTTGTTCACAACCACAATCTTCACAAACGTATTCTTCTTTTGCTTCAATAATTATTTCTTCACCCATTCTAAGTTGTTTTGAGACCATCTTAGCAGTCTTAAGCATATCACGATATGACTTAGAAATCATCTGAACAAACTGTTCTTTATCTCTAGGTTTCTGAATCATGTCATGTGCTTTTAACAACAAATCAACAAACTTAGGGTCAACCTTCTGTTTCTTTCCATCTTGGAATTCAATAGAGAAGTTACCTTTAGTGTCTTTTGATTTACGCAACTGCATAACCATATTCTTTTTTGCAAGTTCTTGGTCTTTATCAGTTGCCTTTACGTCATCTCTGTCAGCAGGGTCGATTCCTCTTCTGCCACCAGCACCGTGACGCATTGCATCCCTACGAGCAGATGCTTCAGTCATTTCTTCGTCATCACCTTTAATCTCTGGGTCAAAATCCGTGTTCAGTCTTTTTAGAACTGCGGCAACCTGTTTGTGATTTGACAATCCTTTTTTGATTTTCTCAATCGTTTTTACTGCACCACTATAGTTACCACCTTTGTAACGTGGGTCGTTTGCAATACCGATTGCCATCTTAATTTGTTTTGGTGAGAATCCTTCACGCACTTCTGCAAGGGATTCCATCATTGTTTTGCTATACCTTGTCATTTACTTTTCCCTAATTTTAAGTAGTAGTTTACCACTTCCTTTTATTAAACGATGGTAAACCATCTTATTGATATGATATATTCTACCATGTTTCAGTTCCTCAGGCAGTTCATTATCCATCTGCAACTTCCAGTTATATCCAGAAAGTACAGTGATTTCTCTATCACTTCTATCACGATGCCAAACTAACTCACTCTCATCAACATCATGCTTAAACTCTCTTAACATGATATCAGTTTCCATACCTAAATCACTATATGGGTTTACCAAAAGAAGTTACCCCCACCAGATAAACCAAGTTGTTTAGCATACCGTGGTAAATTACACGCCCAGTATCCTGCTGTTGTTTTATCTTTTTTGTTTGCACAATCATGTCTTGCGGCAAACGATTTTCTTGCTTCCTTATCGTCCAACTTGACTTTTAAACCAGTTGTATCACCCCATGATACTTTCTTTACTTTGTCACCGTCTTTAACGTAGACATAGTATTTCTTAGAACCACCGACCTTTGGTTTATTTAGTTCAACGTCTTTCCCTTGATACTCAGATTCCATCATAGGACAGTCCAAAGGAACGTGTTCACCTTCATACATTGCATATTTACCAATGTCACCTTCTAGTAGTTCTTTATCAAATGCATTTGGTTTTAACTCACCACTTTCATAAAGGCGTCTTTTTTCATTAAAAAATTCGTAGTAATTTTCTGAACCAACACGATATTGGTTAGATTCTATTAGACTAGATTCTGCACATTCGTTACAGCAATCTGGTGTACCGCATTCGGTGTGTTCCTTAAACGATACGATTCCTTGGCCTGGAGTCATTTTCTGCCTTTCTTCTCTAGAGGCATCAGTTCCAATTTCACGAGAATCTTCACTCTCTTCCTTCTTACCTTTTGCCTGTTTCCATAAATCTGCGTCAGCAGTTGTTCGTGTCTTACCACCTGTAAGAAACGAATTAACTCTTGCGAATGCCCATTGCTGTGGTGTAGTGCCTGGGCGATGTCCTGTTTTCCATGCAGCCATTCCTCTGTCGTA